TTCCACCTCCAAGCGATATTTAAACGCTACATGCTCGTTTAAATGAGCCATTGCCGCAGCCATGATTGCTTGTGCTTGGGGGTTTTGCGCCATTATTTGGGCAATCTGCGGGTCTTGAATAGCAGCCATATGCACCTGAATGTGGGCATCGTGGTTCTGTTGGATAAAGGCTTTGACACCCTTGCCGGTCAAGATGTTTTGGTTTTCCTGAACCGGGTCGGTTGGAACTTGATCATCCTCTGTCTTGACCAGTTTATGGGCGTTCTTTACACCAAGAATCTCAATCATCTGACGGTGCAATAAGGGCAAGTCGTACAACTGTGGCGCACCCTGAGCCAACTGGAGAACCGCCTGATACTGGACAATCTTCTGTGCCATTGTGGAGGCATTTGGGTCGCTGACGGGTATTACGTCTGTGCTGTCGTAATCAGATTTGCGGGCGGCACGGCTACCTTCTTCTGGCTCGTAGTCGTAGTCTTCTGGTGCGTAGTCGGCAATAATCACCTTCAAGAGCTTGAACTCTTGCTTCATGGAGAAATGCATACGGGACTGAACTGCACCCATAACCTTTAAGGTTCTCTCCAGAATAGCCAGCGTTGTGCCTACAGGAGCCTGCGCAGACATGTCGGAAACATTCATGTCCCCGCCGTTGGCAAAAGAACGGCCTTCTTCTACGATGTTTTGAAATAAAGCAAACAGAACTTGACTTGGTTCTTTGTAAGGCAAGGGGAGGATGTTGTCGCGGATAGAGCCGCTTGGGACATCTACATCTCGGAACTCTCCGGGCTGGATGGGGGTGTCGTCTCCCTTAATGCGTAAGCCGCGAGATTTAAGACCTCCGGGTAAGTTAGATAACGTGCCAGCATCAACAAGTTGTCGGATGAGCATGGTTGCAGATTTTGCGTAGCCCCCGATAAGGTGGATAAGACCATAACCGTAAAATCCATCACCGGGGATGTATTGGTAATGGACAAAGTGCTGTCGCTTGATGTGAAGCTCATCTCCCTCATACCAATTTCTCCTTATTGAAAGAATCTCTCCGGTGCTTTTCTCAACTGTAATGACGTAAGGCAGGGCGATTCCGGTCTTCTTGCCCTCGTCGTTTTCATGCTCAAAGCCTTTAAGGTCAATGTCTACGTGCATTTCAAGAATGCGGTAGCGATCATCTTGAATAGCAGACATGCCGCTTTCTTCTGATTTTTGCTTTTCAACATCGTCAAGCTCATAGCCGGGGTCGCCAAGTTCAACATCTAGGTAAAAACCAGACTCCTGAAGCTTTAAAACCTCGTTCTTGGTCTTGCGCATTACGTGGGTAACACGCTCTGAAGACTCAATATCTCTTGCGCCATAAGGAACAACCAAATCCTCTGCGGGGATGAATACAGCCATCTGACGGCCTTTTGATGGGTCGTAATAGACCTTTTTAAAAGCCGAGCCGGTGATAGGCAATGACCACAGCAGTTTTTCATGCTCTGGGCGGTACTCAGTCATTACCTCGGTCAACTGATAGTTCATGTCCTCTTGGACTCTTTGCGCAGCTTCTTCAGCCTGTGGAGTCTCTTTGCCGATGATTTTTGTTTTGACCGGCCCCATTGCTGGGAATGTCTCTGTAATACCTTCAGACTGAAATCTAACAACAGACTCGGTCAGCATTGGGTGAAATACCCCGCAGGCTCCTGCCCAAGGTTCTGTGCGCTCTTCATAACGCAGGCCAAGAAGTTTCAAGCCTTCGACGTAGGTTTGAATCCAATCTCTGCGGTCTCGGGTGTCTTTGTCAAAGTCATCAATCAGGTCAGAAGATAAGCTTGCAATGTCAGCATCGTCCATGTACTCCGCAAGGTTTGCGTCAAAGGTGTCGGAGTTCTCTTCCTCTGGCTCCATGTTGATTTCAAGATCCCCAATCCCAATACTGACTGACTTAGGATCTTCAATTTCAATCTCAATGGGAGCGTCCATCTCTTGCTCAATACCCAGAGGGGCTGCGTACAAACCTTTATCCATTGAACTTGTTGCCATTTTTAATCCTTAAACTGTGTAATACCGTTCGGTTCTACGGCCCTTGAAGTACCTGACTTCTTCTTGCTCATCTGAATCTATTCCAATAAACCCGCCCTGCCGGTAACGAATCAGCGCCTGACTGGTTGAGTCAACAAGGTCATCGTTGTCGCCATAAGGGAAAGCTGCGAGTTCTTCCATTAACTCATCGGCCCAGCGGGTTTCTGGACACCAGACCACGCCAGATGCAAACAGGTCTGATATTGCGTTTACACGCGCTATCTTATCGTTTCCTTTGCTTGGTGTGAACTCCTGTAAAGGGATTCCCATCATCCGAAGCTCATATATCAGCGGAGCGCCAGCGGCCTTCTTCTCAATGATCAATGTGTCTGGGTTCCATTCCTTCCACATCTCCAAAGCTTTTTGTTTAAGCTCTGGAAACTCCATACGCTGTTTAAACGAATCTAAAACAATGATGTTGGGCTTTAAGTTCCCCTGCTCGTCGGCATGTTGAAACACTCCCCACGTGGTGCAAGCTGAATAATCTGCGCGGTTGTTCTTCTCAAAGGCTGTGTCCCAGCTTTGTATCAAGTAATCACAAGGAGGGGGAGTCTCTTCAGCCCAAATCCTCCACATATCTCTCTTAATAATTGCGCTTTCGTTGCCGGTTGGGTTCTGTTGATACTGCGCTTCCCATTTGGCGGCAGGAATCTCGGCCTTAATAGCCTCAAGTTCCTCTTTTTTCCAGAATCCGGGCCATAAAGGAGTGCCTGACGGCAAAATTGCAGGGAACTCTATCACTTCCCAGTCGTTTACACCTTCTTTTTCCGAGTTTTTGAGGATCTGCCCGGTCAGATCTCGTTTAGACCATCGTGTCATCACAATAATGATGGCCCCGCCGGGCTGTAGACGCTGGCGCGGGCCGGATGTGTACCACTCATACACAGAATCAAACACTGCGGGGTTGTTTTGTCTTGCTTCCTGCTCAGAATGTGGGTCATCAATAATCAATACATCTGCGCCTTTACCAGTTACCGCTCCTCCAACGCCAATAGCGAAGTAATCCCCACCTGCGTCAGTGTTCCAGCGTCCTGCGGCTTTTGAGTCCGACGACAGCTTGGTGTCAAACACCTTCCCATAAGCCTCAGAAGACACAAGATTCCTGACCTTGCGCCCAAAACCGACAGCCAACTCTGCGGTGTGGGCAGTCTGGATGATCTTCTTTGCGGGGTTCTTACCAAGAAACCATGATGGCAACAGATATGACGCAAACTCTGATTTTGTATGCCGGGGAGGCATGTTGATGATCAAACGCTTAAGATCCCCTGAAGCAACACGCTCAAAAGCATCTGACATGATCTGATGGTGTTTACCCGAAATAAACCCGGGCCACATCTGGGTGACGAAATACAGGTAGTTTTCCCGACAACGCTCGACCCTGTCTAACTCCAACAACCTGTATACCTTGTTTCTCTCAACTTCAGGCAATGTGTCCACAATTGACAAATACTCTCCTATTTCTGTACGGGTGAGTAACGTCACAGGGAAGCCATCTCTCTAACACTGCGGTCAATAATTTTGATGGAATGAAACTTATGCGGCTTGGTCGTCAAAAACCCGTCAGACTGCAATCTATGAATGATCCTATGAATATTCGCCTTTGACTTCATACCAAGACCCTTGGCAATAACTTCGTAAGACGGCGCTATCCCGTGAATACGAATGTAAGCCTTGATAAAGTCCAATACGAGTTGTCTGCGTTCAGTCATGCGGAGAGTTTAAACGTTCTCACGAACGTTCGCAAGCAGTTTAAACAAAATATATATACCCCCGGGGTATGGGAAAAAGAAAAGGTACGGGGGGTGTTTGTGTGCGAACGTTTGTATAGGTTGGGGGAAAGAAATTGTCAGTGTGGAATAGAGTGTAATAGGCGGAGGGGGGTCTCAGCGTAAATCTGGGGGGATGGGGTACGGCAGGGTCACGCCACGCCGCATCGTCATGCCACGCCCCCTCGTTTAAACAACACGCCCGCATCGATGCCAGTTGTAGGGCGATGAGCGCATACGTGTCATGCACTGCGCTTGTCAGTCTTCAATAGCTTGAGGTGAACACCCAACTCACGTTTCAACTGCTCTGCACTCACAGGCTTTGCCTCAGCCTCAACCTTATCTATAAACAACCCTGTGCTCTTGCCTAGCAGTTCAAGTGCTTTCAGCTTTGTACCCTCTTGTTTGGCAGTCTTACTATGTGCAACCAACTGTCTCAGCACATACCTTTGCGTTGCCGCTCTATCCTCTGCGAGATGCTCTGCCGTCTCTTCTAATGCGTCCCTCACCATCTCCGCAATACGTGGATCTCTACTTAGCCTGTATGCGCTTGTGGTGATACTTGCGTCAGTACCTTGTGCGTTTGGGTATGCATCCCTGTAGCTTTGTTTGTAGGTGTTCCCTCTGATAAGCCCTTGTGCGAATGCCAACTGCGATGGTGATAAAGGTCTTGCCCTTGTGTATGTCTCTGTACTGTATGGCTTACCGTCTCCCCTTAGTAGAGGTGCATCTGCGTGAGCCGCCAACCGTTCCGCTTCGCTAAGATCGCCCAGCCCATCATTATTATCATTCTGATCATCGTCATCATCCTGACCAGCAAGTTCCAGTGCCTGCAAGTACTCTTCTTTTGATATCTTTTGCATAGTGATAATCCCCTATCAATAACTATTGCCTGTACAAAACTTCATGCTGGTAGTTTAAACAGTATTGTTCGCATTGTCCACAGCTTGTTATCTTATCCACAAGTTGTTCCTGTGCATAACTCACCCATTCTGTGGACAACCTCAGCACCGCTGTGCATAACAAGTTATCAACACTGGTCTTGACCTTATCCACATGGGTCTAGGATCGATTTAAACAGCCCTACAAGCGATTTTAACTTTTACCCTCACCTACCCCTTGGCTTTTGATTTTCCCCGCCTTGCTGGTCGTTTTAAGCGTTTTAGTGTACTTTAGTTATTTGCCTGCTAAAAGTAATACGTCAGTACACAACCTCTTAGAATCAGCACACACATATATAAATGCACTGCAACCAGCCCCGCAGTTAATAACCCCACAGTCCACTCAGGATTAAATCGCAGTGTTTGACAATTGTTTAAACATTTCTGAGAATCACTATCACTTTCACAGCAAACACCACTAGGACTATCACCATGACCAAGTCACTCAAACAAGTTATCGAAGCCCTGATCTCCCAAGGCTTCACTCTCATTCAAGTGCGCGAGACCCTCGCCACTGAATACTGGATCGACAGTTCTGTCGAACGTTTTTTGTCAACCATCTGAAAGATATCACCATGAAAACTTCCCTTGCATTTGACGCTGTTTGCTTCCAGTTGCAGAGCGACTTTATCGGCGCTTCAGAGCGATTCGCTGACAACCCCAGCGCCTCAAATTTCAATCATTTGAATCACGCCGCAATTGCCTACCAGCAAGTGCAATGGCTTAAGAAAACCCCCCAACTGACCGCGCTTAGACGTGACCTTACCGCCAAAAAAATAGTTGCAAACGTGCCTTGCGTGGAGTGGGGTCAGGCAGTGATTGACTGCGCCACTGAATTGACAACTTGACTGATGAGCCGTGATGCGGCGAAACCCCTGCAAAGGGGTCTCAAGTAACCAACCCGAAAGACCAACCATGAACTACACCAACTACACCGCCGCTGACCGCCAAGCCGTGGCTAATGCGCCCGTCAAACCAGCGTCACCCGCCATGCTTGCGTGGATCGATGCCAACCCTGCCGAATACGAATGGCTGACCGACAGCGCAGAGTCATTCGACTTTGCCGCTTCCCTGCTTTCATCCCTGCGAAAGTGGGGAAGACTGACCGACAACCAATTGGGTGCAGTGCAACGCATTCTCGCCAAGCGCAAGCTTCAATCTACCCGCCATGCCGCCGCTCCCACTGTTTCCCTTGAACCCGTGGAGCAAGCCTTTGCCAAGGCGAAAGCCGCTGGTATCTTGCGTCCGAAACTGCGCTTGGACGTGTTCACCTTTAGCCCTGCCCCCGACACGGGTAAGAACGCTGGTGCGATATACGTCAAAGAGGGCGAGACCTACCTTGGCAAGGTTGTCGGCGGTAAGCTTTTCGCCGTGGCATCTTGCACCGTTGACCAAGAGCAGTCCATTGTCACCGTCAGCCGTGACCCCAAGCAAGCCGCCATCGCCTATGGCAAAGAGTTTGGCAAATGCTCAGTGTGCGCTCGTACTCTGTCCGATCCTGAGTCCATCGCCCGTGGCATTGGACCAATCTGTGCCGACCGCTTTGGCTGGTAATTCCCCTTTAAACAACCCCGAAAGATCCTATGAACTACACCGAATTGAACCGCAACGCCACTGACAAGGTCAGCCGCTATACCCTCGCCCACTGCGAGTACGCCATTGCAGATATCCATGCAACCCTTGCTGTGACCCCCTACGGTGATGACATGGCTCACCCATACGTAGCAAAGCTTTACGCCGAATTGGATGCCGTGCGTGACCGCCGCATGGTGTTGCAATCGAAGACTCTGCGCCAACGCCGTGCCATTGCATCTGCCCACGCCCTCATCGATTCACTGTGAGCCTAGCGGTATGCCTTGCGGGGCATACCAGTGGACTCCCCACTGAAACCAGTACTCTGAAAGGATCAAACCATGTACTACATTTTTATGAGCATCGCAAGCGCCGCATTCATTTTTGCTGGTGCATACAACGTTGACAGCGGGTATCTGTGGTCAGCCTTGTTGGCAGTTGGCGGCTTCTTTTTTGGTCACGTGGTGACTGAAGCTTTAAACGACAGGGGCTAACCATGAACCACTACACCGCCGTGGGCATCGCAGAGGGTTTCATTGATGCCGAATCCGAAGACCAATACCTTGAAGCTTGGCAGTACCTTGTCGATACAGGCTTGGCATGGCAACTTCAAGGCTGGTTTGGACGCACCGCCGCCGCCTTGATTGAGCAGGGTCAAATTAATTATTCAACCGTGTAAACTAATGCTAGTGATTGTGGTATAATTTTCACTAGCACTAACCGAAAGACTAAACCATGACTAATTTTCAAACACGCGAAGAGTGGCTTCAAGCTGGGGTCAATGAGTTGCGCACCAGCTTTGACATGATCGGCAAACCCCTGCCAAAGAAGATACGTGTCGCCTGTGGTTTCCCCTTGAATGCCAAGCGCAGTAAGGCTATTGGCGAATGTTGGGCATCTGACAACTCTGCCGATAAGGCTATTGAGATCCTGATCAGCCCGACTATTGCTGATGTTGTGGACGTGTTCGCAGTGCTGGTGCATGAGTTATGCCATAGCACCAGCGGGGCGATGAACCACGGC